TTGCGTAATAGAATAGTAGAAGGAATCCTATCAGCAGTAATCCTTGGAGTAATAACTTTTTTTAGTAATTTAATGTTAACTGATTGGTTCATTGAAAAATCTGTTTTAACAATAGGTGATTCAGTAGAAATTGACAACGAAACATATTTATTACCAATTACAATTAATACATTTGAAAAGGAAATAAATAATCTAAGGATAGGTTTCCCAGGTGACATAAAAGGAAATCAGATAAAAGCCAACATTCCATTAGAGATTAATAAAATCGAAACTGAAAAAAATTACTCAATCATTGAACTTACCGGTCTTTCAGAATTAAAGAGCTATCAATTAACATTAATAGCAAAAAAATACATTGAGCCTAATTCAATTGTTGTGCACAAAAATGGCAATAAAATTAAAGTGAACTATTCTATTAATGATTTAAAAAGTCCAATTAAAGAACAGATTAAGTTCATTGTAATTAATAGTCTTATATATGCAGGCTTAATATTTTTAATATCGCTATACCAAGAAAAAAGACGATCAGAATTAATAAAGCAAAATGCTGAATCAATAAATTCTTTAATTCAAGGTAATAAAGAATCATTAAATAATCTAATTGAAGATCGAGAAAGACTTCAAAAGTCTCAAGAAAAAACTAATAAAGATTTGGAAAAACTTGATTTAGAATTTAAAGAAATTAATTCAAGGCATGCAAAACTAAGATTACTTTACAATGCCAAACTAAACGACTATAGCAAGGAGTTGAATTTTTGGAGAAATACTATAAGGAGAATTTTATATCAATTACCTGATGGAAAAAGTAAAGCTGAGGAGGTAATTAAATCAGTTTCTTCAGCTTTAAAAACTCAACAAACTCATGGTAATATACAGCACGATTTCGAGAATTTAAAAATCCTCTCAAAATATTTAAGCGATAATGATAAGAATGAGGGGTAGATATTATTCTATATTAACCCACCCTCGTTCTACTTAAAAAAATAAAAAGAGAAGGCTATCATATCCTTCTCTTTCCTAGTATCAATTAATTCGTAGTAATATATGCGTCATATCCTTTTTTCTTAAGTTCTTCAACAAGTTTTTCGGCGTTTTTAGGATCAGCATATGCCCCCAATTGCACTCGATGCAACTTGCTAGAATTGTCAGCTGTCTCTGTCTTAGTGGGTGGCCTGCTTACCTGTTTCTTTTTCAAGTTCAATGCTTTCGATAAGCCGTCAGCATGTCCTCGAGCAACCTTTTCCAAGAATGAAGCTTGCTTTAAAAGTGCTGCGTCATTAGCATTATCGATAAAACCTGATTCTGTCAAACAACTCTGCATCCCTGATTCCCTTACCATATGAAAGTTTGCCTCTTTCTTGCCACGGTCTTTGAATCCAGTAGTTTTAATAATTTCATCATGGAGAACATTACGCTTATTATTAGTTGCTGGCTTTGTTTTATATATACCATTATAAATAAACGATTCAAAGCCAACACCGCCTCCTGCATTAATATGAACAGAAAGTAAATAATCAGCTTTCCAAGCATTCGCCATATCAGTACGCTGTTTGAGTGTAAGTGTTTGATCTCCAGTACGGCTTAACTTAATTTCTACATCTTCATATTCATTCTTCAAGATTGATTCAATGCGTTTGGAGATTGCTAATGTTAAATCCTTTTCTTTTAATCCGTTTCCGACTGCTCCGGGATCAGTTCCACCATGACCTGGATCGATAAATATTTTAACCATTGTTTTTTCCTCCTTATAATTTTGAAATTAAAAAAAAAGCGACGATTACTCGTCACCCAGTTAAATCATTCTTTCTCTTTTCAGACCTTGCTAGCTTCGATTCAATTTCTTCTTTCACCCAATTCGTTAATTTAGATAAAAGCCATTCCGGTACCCATTCTCCCCACCCTGCTCGAATAGAATTTGCTGTCATCGATTGGATAATATGATATAGCACTCCAAAAGACAATAGACCAAAAATAATACCAGGTGCACCAAAAATCATGTCTAATAAATGCCCACCTGCCGGCAAAAGCAAAATAAAAAAAGTACGGAATATACCATCTATCCCATACTTGCTAGCATATGTTTTATCTTTTTTACTTGCCCTTGTTCCACTGATCCAATCCATTGTTGTGAAAAATAATAAAGCTGACATGGTGTACATTACGGTCTCACTGGTACCATATAGGTATTCAAACATGGGTACCAGAACGCTTCCGAGTAACCCTGCAAGTAATCGTTCAGTTGATAATAAAAATTTTTCCATCCTCTCATCTCCCTAAATTTAAAATTAAAAAGAGAAGCTCTAGTTACTGTACACTATCACCCTAAGATTCAATATGATTAGGATTCCACTTCTCCAATAATCCTTCTAAACTACCTCTTTTTCGTAGTTCATCTTCTGTTTTTTTTCTTAATTCTAGTACATCTGGAACTAGCTTTATTCCTAAAGAATTTTCCCTTGTTGCCCTCTCTCCCATTTCGCATAAATCGGCATACAGAATTTCCATTTTACATTCCTCCAATTAAGATTAAAATAGTTTCAAATTGCTCTGCTTGAGATATTTTAAGTTGTGATATTTCGTCAATATCAAATTCTTGACCATCTATTAGTTTAAAAGATGAAAAATCAGTAATTCCACGAAAAGCAAATACTTCCGAATTACCTATATATCCAATAATAGAAGTATCGGATTTAACTATTTTTTCAGCTTCGAATACCTCACCATAAGCAATTAAATTCTTCATCGTATAGCACCCCCATTATCTATTCTTTCTGCGGTTGTACCAGAGGGTTGACCTGTCCTTTTCGAGATAACACCGCCCTCAGTAGCATATAAAGCTACTTGGTTTTGACTTCCACTACTAGCCGCGGAATAGACGTGTGCGCTACGTCTTGACGATATGGCAAAGGCTTTATTACTTAAACTACAACCATGGTTTTCCACCCGACTAGCACTTGCAAAAATACCATCTCGACTAGCTGAAACGGAATCCATACAAGACATGAATAATACGCGGGCACTTGAGTCCACGCCTAAACCAAAAGCATAATCAGTATTAGTAGGGTAAAATGACGATACCGAAACGGTAGCATGACAATTTGTAACTCTTATTGCATATACTTTATAATTAATCGCTTTAGCTATATCTGTTATTTCAACATCTCCATCAAATGCGATTATTTTAAAATCATTAACTGATGATAAAAGACTTCTCATGGAACGAAATCCGTGAACTTCGATAATTCCTTGTGATGAATAATCACCAGGTAACACCCTAATTCGTACATCATGCATAATAATTTTAGGTAATTTATCAATCGCTGTCTGTATGTTTTTAAAAGCAGTATCTTTTGTTAAACCATTATTATTGTCATTACCTTTTACTGCATCGACATAATAAATGATATTTTGAGTAGTCGCTAATCCATGCACTCCGTCCTGCAATCTTTCCGCCTCATGTTCATCAAGAGCTTGATATGCGCCAACTATCCCTTCCTCGATGTTATTCATGTTACTTGCAATAATTGGTGTGCCTGCCTCGATTACAGCACCTTCAGCAGGAATAAGTGTAATTGTGCCATCTCCATTGTCTTGCATAGAAAATGTACGTGGTCTTTCAACCTCTCTGTTCTTCCATTGATTTGGTACATAAAGCATTAAATCACTTCCTCTCCACATGTATACATGCCACAATACCTAAAGTTATCAACGTTTCCACGATAATAAAAATGCAGCAAGGAAAGATTCTTATCTAACCGTGCTGCATCGTTATAATCAAACGGATCATTTGCTTTCCAGTCGAGTTTATTTGAAATCCAATCCGGAGGTGTATAGTGTTGTCGCAATATTTCTTGATTGCTCTCAATTCGGTTTAGACTATCAGCAAATTCGATATACTTGATATCTCGATTTGTAATAACTATAATCTCCGGAAGTGATTCAAAGTATGATATTAACCCAGCAATGACTTTAGTGTTATTTTCTACTCTATTTAAATCATCAAAATTATAAAAGTCATCTTTTGTCCAATCTAGTTTAGGTATAATCCACACTTTAAACACCGCCTTTCGTTACAGTTTTTCCATCCAAATAGCCTTCAAAGTTAAATTCCTGTTTAATAATACGACTTTTCTTTTTGGCTCCAAAACCATCTTCGACAAGGACCGCATCTCCACATTCTAACGCTGGATTCTGACGCCAGTTGGTATCATATAAAGCTCTAAGGTTAGATTCATTTATAATCCACTCAGCAATTTGTTGAGCGTGTTGTACTGTGTTTATAAGCGGATTTTCCAACTTTAAGGAATCCCCTGTCTTAACAGCAGAATTAATAAATGTGACTTCTTGCCCTTCTTCTGAACCATCTTCAATTACCACTACTGTCAACGATTTAATCAGCTTGTCCAGTTCAATTTGTGGCTCATTATAAGTGTTGTCGAAGTTTATATACTTAAAGTCATAGTCCTGATCAACCTCTAATGTAGTCATTCCTGTGAATGTATCGTATCCGGAAAAGTTCAAGTAACCTGTGCTTTCAGTTAAGAGTTCTAGCTGTTTTATAGTGACTACGCCAAAACGGTCTTGATATACCACGCTTCTTCCTGCTAAACCAACATACTGTAGCGCATTCCTGGAGTTTAACTTCTCTTTAAAACCACTGGTTAATATCTGCTTTAATTTAGAATCAATTTGATAATTCTTAACTCCCGCTTTTATTAATATGTCCTGTGTAAGTAAATAAAGATTCGTATTTGTAATACTGGTATACTCTTCTTGCTCCAACAATTCAAATACATCTCGAGCAGTAAAGGTAGTTGTCAATGAACCTTCATCTGATTTCCATTCGGTAAGGTAAAACATTCCCATCGGGACAAACTCATAATCATCTGACCCTTCTACAAGCTCAAGTCCAATCTCAACTGTAACCTCTTGTCGTTCTCTCAGATATTTGTATACTCCATCAGGATTCAATATATTAAAAGCTCTATCGCTGTTGTCCACAGTAAAAGTAATCTCATTGGAAGGGATGGTGTCTCCAATAACGTTCATTTCTTCGATGATGTTCATGCTAATCAATTTATTACCCTGGTATTCTTTGATAAGACCAAAATCCACTTCTGTTACTCTTGCTCTTCGATTTCCATTGGCCCATCGTTTAATGCTTATAGTGATTCGGTTATAGTTATCAAGATTATGTTCCAAGACATAAAGAGATTCTGTATTTTCAATTACTTCTTCTTTGTGGATCTGTTGGTTATTCGAGTCAAAAACATAAATGTCAAAATCTGCTGCATATTCATTTGTAGATGTATCAAAAGTAATCGTTATGCCTATAGAGCTATGAGGTTCCGAAAAATCAAATTTAATCACTTGAGATGGACTAAAACATCCATTTTCGTCACATAAATCAGAACTTACCCAGCCTACTTCGCTATTTGTTTCATTTTGCTTAGGTGGAATGCAAAAGCTACCATCCAGTCTGAAAAAGTTAGGCTCAAAGGTAGCGTATTTGTTGGTTAGATTACGTTTTTTATTGGTGATTTGAGCTTTCCTGCTTATCACAGCTTCACTAGTAACAGAGACAGTGTTATCTTCGTAAGCCTCATTGTCGAGGATTTCAAATGACACCTTTGCTGTGGTTTTCCTGCTAGGTGCATAGATTTCATCTTTAAATCGTCTACTTACTTGAATCAAATCTATACACCTACCTTTCTACTAAATCAAATTTAATATCCTTATATCGAGGAACACCGTTTCGATAATCAATCAATCCAACGCTCCTATCGCCACAATAAAATGTACCTGTTCTAATACCATTTGTTTGCGGATCTGAATATTTTACACTAATGAAAACGGGAGAAACAGAATTTAACACCTGACTTAATTGGTCTTTACTAAGATAATTATAAGAGACTTCCAATTTCCGTTTTGTTGCAATACGTTCAATGATCATCGTTCCTCTGGAATTACGCTCAGCTTTACTTAAATCCATAATTCCAATATTCAAATCAGAAGGAGCCGGCATGTCGACTCCGTTAATACTAAAGACCACTCTACCGCCTCCTTTAAATTTGTTGAATCATAGATTTTCCAACTCGAACCTTTTCTTGATCGATATACGGATTGATTATTCTTCCGACGGTTTTCCCATCAAGCTGTAAGATAACATCTCCACTTTTACCTGAACCTTTACTAAATTGCATAGCATTAACAACAGCCGAACTTACAGCGCCTGCAATAAGGTCTTGTAAGTCATCCAGTGGAGAAACCACTTCACGACCACCAGGGTTATCACCGATTAATGCAAGAGTAGGTCCATTTGTTATTCCACCTTTTGCTAAAGCAGGAATCTTTGGAATGTCAGGTATATTTTTTACTCCTACTATTTTATTTTTAGCGCTATTAAAGTTACTAATAAGAGTATTTAGGAAGCCAACCGCTCTGTTATAAACAGATTTGAAACCGCTAGTCAGTCCCTCAGTTAATCCATTTTTTATGTTATTTAGAGCTTTTTTCGCAGGTTCTGCAACATTTACTTTAAACCAATCATATGCTCCTTTGAATTTATCCTTGATAGCTCCCCACACTTTACCAGCTGCATTGGCTATAGATGTTTTCCAATTGTCAAAGGCTTCCATTGGCCTCTTTGCTACATTGTCACGGAACCAATCATATGCTCCTTTAAACTTATCTTTAATTCCCGTCCAAATAGGTCCTGCTTTATTAGCAATGTTTTCTTTCCAATTGACAAGAACATCTGAAAAACGCTTCGCTACATTATCCCTAAACCAATCATATGCATTTGCAAATTTACCTTTTATTCCCGTCCAAAGTTCATTAGCTTTTGTTTGTACTGCTGATTTCACATTTGCAATGGCGGAAGTTATTTTATCTCCAAGATTCGTTTTAAACCAATTATACACATCAGCAAATTTCCCTCTGATAGCTGTCCAAATATCTCCGGCTTTGTTTGCGACTAAATTTTTCGAGTTTGAAAAGACATTAACAATTTTGCCAATCACATTTGTACTAAACCAATTGTAAACATCTAAGAATTTACTTTTTAAAGCATTCCACATATTTCCGCTATAAGTTTTGAAATTATTAATTAGGATGGAAATTTTCCCTCTGATAAATGTCATGACATCATCGAGATATCTTTGTGTCCCGGATTTGATTAATTCGAGCCCTTTCGTCCACCATTTACTTATCGTAGGACCAACATTTTTAAATAAGTTAATGGCTAAACCACCAAAGTTAGTTATGCCTTTTAGGATTCTTCCGATAAGGAGTAAATTCAGGATATTCCAAATGGCTTTTATAGCACCAAAAAATACGTCTTTACACCCTTCCCAGACTTTCTTCCAGTCTCCGGTAAAAACGCCTGTAAATATTTTTAGTAATCCAAGTACAACGTCAATCAAGCCATCAATTGCACCTTTTATATTTCCCCATATTAATTTCACTATAAATTTTACGATTGGTGTCATGATTTTGAGGAAATTCTTCCATGCCTGACCCATTTGAGCAGAGTTTTCTTTCCAAAACTTTGCCACGTATTCAAACTTTTCAAGAAGATATTCTTTAACTGTTTGATATACCTGTTTAAAAATCTTTCCTAAAGGCTTGAAATATTTCTTAACTTTATCAGCGAATTCTTGAACCTTTTTACTAATTTTCGTGAATGCTCCTTCTGTCGGACCAGTTGCAGGTATTATCGAATCAAAACCACTTCCTTCGATATCCCCGCCTGATCCAGTGCCTGTTCCACTACCGCCAGAAGAATCACTTGGTTCTGATAGTTGGTTGATTTCATCAAATCCGGCAATGCCTCTACTCGCTTTTGCCGCCTTCGTTGCTTCTTTACCAGCTTTTTTATAAGCTTTTCCTAATCCCCCAACGGCTCCAGTTTGCTGTTTTGTTGCTGCAACTTGCTGATTAGTAACTTTTACTTGAGAACTTTGAGTTTTAATAGATTTCCCGAAAAGAGCTTGCATGAATTGAGAAACAACAGATGTGACTCTTAATAAGGAGTTCGCAAAGTTCTGCAACAAGGGCATAACAGTAGTGGCAAGAGGAATAAAAGCTTGTCCTATATTAACGCGAATATCATTAAAGGTTCGTGTTAATGCTGCTAATTTCCCTGCAAATGTGTCAGTGTATTTTGCTGCATCTCCTACTTGCCATTGAGTCTCTTGGATAATCCCATTAACTTCTGCTTGGATTTTTTCTTGTTGAGTTAGCTGATTAGATGTTTTCCCAATAGAACGAGCGTATTCTTCCCACATCTTTGCTACGTTCTTGGTTACCCCGGCGTTATCGACTAGAATACTATTTTCATTTTTTAAACCTTCAGTAGCTGAACTAACGGCTTCACCAAGTGAGTATGAAGCTTGTCTACCAAAAGAAGCTGCGTCTTTTAAGCGGTTCATGACAGACTGTATTTGCTCATCGTTATACCCACGCGCCGCTAGATTTTTATATGCGGTTACAGCATTAGTAAGAGGGACAAGTCCATCTTCTATATAGTCATCAATAAACCCCTTTGCTTTTGCAAAGTTCCGTCCCTGACCAACTAAAATACTTTCCAACCCTTTAAATGCACTTTCCAAGTCGCTAGCAGCCATCATACTATCTTTTACAAACTTGCCAATTCCAATGGTAGCAAGAGCTGCTCCTATTTTCCCCATTATGCCTTTTACATTCGATTTAAAGTTATTTAAGTTTTGCTGAGATCTTGCTAATTCTTTACGCATTCCACTGAAATCAGCACCGCCGCGAATTAACAGGTTTCTTTGAGCCATTACTTCACCTCCTCGGTTCCGCCGAATAAAGCATTAAGTCGTTTAACTTGTTTAAACATTTCCTCATCAGTCATTTTCTTTTTCTCAGGCTCTTTTCCAAGAACTTTATTTAAACTAGGAAACTTGTTAATTCTTTGCCAATATGCCCCCAAATACGTTAGAACGATCTTTTCTTCATTTAACGCTCTTTGTTTTTCATTAAAATCTTGTATATTAAGATTTAACTCATGAGGCGTCATTTCGTTGTAATCTGCTATGCTTATTCCGATATGGATTGCGGATTTAAGAGACTGTTCCCAATCCCAAGCAATTGCTTGGTCTTCCGACTCTACTCCACAATCCGTTGAAAGTTTTTTTGTTCTTCCGCCATCTGTCCGAACGCAGCATTAAAAGCTAGTGTCATTTTTTCTAAGAGTTCGCCATAGTTATTCGCCTTATCTAGCAAATCTTCCATATCTTCAAGTTTTAAAGTTTCATTGTTTTCTTTAGCATCCGATAACAATCCACAATAAAAGACTTTTTCAATGGTTTCCAAATCGAAATTTTCCAAATCGATGTCGTCGAAAGTCATTCCAGTTAATGCTGTTAATGTTTTCAAAGCCTTGTGTCCAAAACGTAATACACGTGGTCTATCGAGATTAATAATGACTAAATCATTTTTATCGCTCATGTTCATCCTCCTGAAATATAAAAAATAGACTAGGGATTCATCTCCCTAGTCTTAAGAACCTGTTCCTACTGCTAAATTTGGCTTACCTGAAACTTTTATCGTAGCTGAAAAAGATAATGGATCCTCTAAATCTGCGCCGGTTGCAAAATTAGTTACAACCCCTTTAAATTCCCATTTTGCATTAACTTCTGGAGGGAACTCAATTGTAAAGTCTTCGGTAACTCCGCTTTCAAATAAATCATAAAGTTCTTTTTGCCCTTTTCCTGTTTCCGGATTAAAATATCCTTCTAACGGCACTTCTCCACCGTCTTTAAAGCCGCCAATAAATTCACGATATCCCCCGTCTGAATCTAATGTAGTGACATCGATTGTATCCGCCGATAAGTCAAGTCCGCCTATCGATGTTAATCCTGCTACTGGTGTAGATGTGGTTTTTCCTATTTTCAGTTTTGTTCCTAATGCTCTTTTAGCCATTGTTATGCCTCCTCATAATAAAACGTCACGTCAAAGATTCCTCGATAAAGTTGTAGTTCATTTTCATATGTTTCTGCCTGATTGTTAACAGTCATGTCCTGTATATAAATACCTTCATTTCCAATGTTTCTGAGTGGCAACGTGTCTAACTGTTTTCTCAGTTTTATAGATAAATCTTGAAGTTGTGAATACGATGAGCAAAGAATGTTTAGCAAATACCCAGCTTCAGTATGATTTTGAATGCCTTCAAACGTCTTTGTTTGCTGAAATCGTGATTTCTGATACACAAGAAAAGGGGCTCTCTCACCTTCAGGTGCATTAGTTGGATAGATTCTATTTTTTAATTCCGGAATTTTATTAATCTCATAACGTAATGCCTTTTCCAACTAATCACCCCCTAAGTTCCTTATCAATCCGCTTAGACATTTCATTAACGATGGTATCCTCTATTTTTCTTTTATTATTGGAAAGTGAGTCTCTAATAAAATAAAATCCCGGGATGTATTTTCCGTTTTTCGTAAAAAATCCATATTCTTGTGACACAGGATAATATCCCGTTATATCTCCCAATGAATTTCTCTTCTGAAAAACGTCATTCATCGAACGATCAAAAACAACACGATATACTTTCTTTCCCTTTGTTCGTGTTCGCTCACCAACTAATTTGATACCTTTTTTTAAATCTCCAGTCTGAACAGGAGCCTTTACTTTCGCATCTTTCGATGCAATATTCATTCCTTTTCGAGCAGCTGCTGTAACCGTTCGTTGAGGAACATCTCCAAGTTTTTTCAAATCCCTTTGAAGCTTTTTCATTCCCTCAATTTTGAACTTAGCCACTATATCAACTCCTTGCATAATAGCTGGAGTAATATGTTTTTCTCTTGAAAATTAATCGGTGGTGAAGATAACTCGAAAGTCCTTTCTCCATACTTAATTCTCATATCCGATGTGATACCTGGAACATATCGCATGTTGATTTTATGAGTAACCTCACTATTTACAGTTTCTGCTGCAAAGAACTCACGGCCACTCATTGGATAAATACCGGCACGCACTGTAAGTATTTCTTCCCATTCAATTGGATCCTTTATTTCTTCACCATAGTCATTTTGGGTACCTTGTAACTTTTGAAAAGTAATAACATGTCGAAATTCGCCTGGATTAATACGAAATCTAGACATTAAAAAATACACCCCCTATAAAAGATTGATGGAGTGCATGTCCAAAATTGATTTAATAACAATGTTCACCTTGTCATTTTCGACAGTGAAAGTACGATTATCATATAGTTCATTGGAAAGGACCATCAATGCAACGGTTAGGTCCTCTTTCATGTCCATTGCTTTATCATCGAGACCGGTATAACCCTTAATATAAGTCTTACATGCAGCTAAGATGGTTGTGAATGTTTTAATTACTTCTGGATCTTCGGTGTTGTATTCTCTGGCATATTCCATCAATTCTTTAATGGTGACCTCACTTACTTTCATCTTCAGTCACCTTCTTCTTCGTCTCTACCTTTTCCACGTATCCAGCACTTAGAAGGTCCTCATAGATAACCTTCTCCTTAATATCCCGAACTTCTCCGGGAGCCATGGTGACAGCGCCTGCAAAACTAACTAGTGCCTTGACTTTCATCCACATCACCCCCTAAAAAAAGAGAGGTGGGAGTTCCCCCCACCCATTAAGCTCCTGCTTTCATAATAAGCTTAGCAATTTTTTGCGCGTTTTCCACTTTCGAATCAATTTCAATCCAACCAACAACACCAACGGCATGTTGAGTAGCGTACTTTTCGCGAAGAACTTCAATTGAAACATCTTCAGCAAGTTTTACAGCAAGTCCACTCATATCCCCGTAATAGATAGCTGTCTTACTTGCTTCCAGTCCTGGCATATTGTCCGATGTATAAACATCTTTGCCCAGTAGAGTATATCCCCATTTTGAATTAAAGTCTTTTTGAAGTAAGTAAGTGCCATCGCCATCCTTCAACTTACGAATAGCCTTTCTAGTTGATTTATTCATAATCCAAATAGACTCACCTTGGAAAGCGTCAGGTACTTCTTCTTGAAGATCAATTAATTCATCAGCAGTTACTACTGTTGAACTAGCAGCGACAACTTTTAGTTTTACAGTTGAAAGTCCTGAAACCTTGTCTGTAGTACCATTAAGTAATTCATTTTCAATCCATTTAGCAATTGACTCCGCCATTTTATTAATAACAAAACTTGCAATGTCAAACTGAGAGTTATTAATTAAAGACTTAGAAACTTTGCTTAGTGCACCAGCCAAAAATCCTTTTAAAGAGATTGAACTGAATTTTCCACTAGTTGATTCTAGTTCAACAAATTCATCGGCATAAGCCATTTCAATTGTTCCAGCTTCTTCGTCGTAATATGGGATACTCAGTGTGCCGCCAACATTATAACGAGTCGCTAACTGGTAGATTGGAGAAAGGTCATAAACTCTTTGAATGATTTTATCCGCGATGGACGAAGGAATAACCGCACCATTATCACCGACAGTTAAGTTAACATCTTGTCTTTCTTCGACTATACCGCGAATGTAGTTAGTGAATGCACGTTCTTCAGCAAGTGCTCTTTCTTCTTTCGCTGATTTTTTCACAGGTTCTTTCTTCTCAAAGCCACGAGCTTCCACTTGCGCATTCAACGTGTTATCAATTTTAGTGATTTCCGCCTTAATTTCACCAAAACGCTTATTTTCTTCATCAGTGAAAGCACGTGTTTCCTCTTTCACTTTCTTTAGTAATCCGTCCATTTCATCAAGTAGATTGTTGCGTTGCTCTAAAAGAGATGGCATAGAGCGATATTCAATTACTGGTTTTGCTAGTACATTTAACATAATTCATTTTCCACCTTTCAGTTTTAAAATTTCTATTTGTTTCTCATATAGAGAATAATCAACGTTTTCCCGTTGTTCTTCCTTAGTTAAATCTTCAATTTCAGCTTTAAAATCAGTACTTCTGTTTTCCGAAATGACGTCTTCCTCACCTCTTGCCTCAATTGATGTAGCAATATAAGCAGGTGTTTTGTCCAATATTGATACTTCCAACAGGTCAATATCTTTCAAGAATCTTCGCTGTATTCCATCTGGACCATCTTGCCAATCAGGGTCATTGTCAATAAAACCAAACGACCAACCCCTTAATTCACTATTTTTGGCTTTTTGAATTACTTCATCATCGGAAACGGTAGCAATTGCTCGTAATCCAATATTGTCCTCGTACAACTGCAAGTTTCCTTCTTTAATGGATCCTAATTTCTTCTTTACATCATGGTTAAAACGAAGCTCCACATCATCTGCTTTCTGTAAGGCACGTTCAAATGTTTTCGGCTTAATCTGCTCTATAAACCTTCCCCTTGGAGATGGTAGTATTCGGCTATCTCTTGCTACCGCATTTACATAGCCATCAAGTAATACTTGGTTCCCTCGGATTTCTATTCTCATCTTCCTCACCTCCCTCCAAGGTTTTACTGGAATTATTCATATTAGATGACTTGTCTGTATTAGGTGTGTAAACAGCGCCTGTCTTAATGTTGTATAAAACGTCATTTAGACCAAGCACAATCAAATCTTCAAATGCCTTTATTGGCTCTGCATCTTCAAGGTATCTAACCTCGTTAATGCCAAAAATCTTATTTTTAATTGCAATCTCATAAGCTTTGAATCGCTTCTCGATATCGCCTTTAAGCAACTCCTTTGTATCGAAGGCAAAATAAAAAGAACCTTTTTCACTTGGCAGTAAAAGGTCCTTGTTTAAGGCGGTTTGTAAGGCTATTAGAATTGGTAGAATACAAACCTTTATCCAATTGTTATATACCTCATCACTTGCTGTTCCATCTAAAATAGATTCAGGAACAACAAATATTTTACAAATCTCTGCTGAATTGGTTTTCTTATTTTCATTAAGCTGCATTTCAACGGAAGTATTCGCAGCTTCTTGAAACTCCATTCCGTTATTCAATATGACGACATTCTCATCATTGTTTTTATATAGGTTTTTCCAGGCTAATTTGAGCTCTTCAATTGCTTCTTTACTAAGTCGATTTAGAGCTTTTAAAAACCCTTTTTTGTTTCCGCCTGTCTTAACAAGTGTGTCTTCAAATACCAATGAGTTATATGCAACAGAAAATACTTTATTATTTTCTTCGATAATGCCCATACCTGTTATTCCATCTGTCGTTTTTCTAGTTAATTTAAGAAACTCAAAGTCTCGATACATCGCTCCATGAACTAAAATATCATAGTCCTTAAAGATAGGATCCGTGTTCTTTTGAATTGACACATTAGTATGTTCCACATAATGAAGGCTCTCAATTGTATTTCGGTAACGATTTATAAAAGCATACCCAGCGCCATTAAGCAGATAATCTACAATCAATGCTTTTTTAAACTGAAAACCATCTAGAGTATCCTTGGTTTCATCATTGAGAAGAAATATACGCGCATCATCTTTTATCTCAGTAACCTTTCTGTTTTCAGATTTATAAAGCATAATTGGTAGTGAAGCTACTGTGTCAGAGATAATACCAACACAAGCACTTACAACTGGGATAGTTAAAGCTTCTTTGCTTGTAATTGTCGTATTACCAAGTAATGCTTTTAACAATACATCATCCACCTGTGGAGTTAATTCCTCTGACCTTTTCTCGCTTTTTCCAAATGGCCATAATCTCACTTTCTCACCTCCTCCTATATTACCTGTGCCCCCCAATCCGCATCAGGATTGAAAATTACATCTTGCTGTAGTAAATAAATAGCGTTAATCAAGCTAACAACCATATCGACTTTACCTGTAGATTTCTTTTTGTTTACATACATGTTTTTGTTAGTATCATAGGTTACTTTGGCATTCTGGAAGTTTTCCTCTAATAGCACGTTTTCAGTGTAATGGAACTCTTTATTAAGGATTTTTTCCTTTAATAGCTTAGTAGGTGGATGCAGAACACTTGAATGTTGTCTGACTTCCACTGTTGTATACCCTTCTCTTTCAAACCTTTGAGCACTAGATAAACAGTTGTAACGGTCATAACCTATACCCATAACCACAACATTATGCTTTTCTTCAATAGCTAAGATCATTTCCTCGATGAACCCATAATCAACTGTCATATCCCCACAAGCAAAACAAACTCCTTGTTGGATAAAATCATAATAATTAATTTTTTCCAGTTTATTTTTTTCTTCGATTCTTTCTTCTGGAACAAACGCAAATGATTCAGCATATATTTCTTGGTCCTCTTCTGTAACCATTGAGTAAGAACAGTTGTCCGTTGTCATCGCTAAGTCTAGCCCTACCCAAACTTGACGGCCAGACCAATCAAAGTTATCAATCTTACATTTTCGTAAATCGTCCACATTGATATATGCCTCACCACTGTTACTAGGTAAGAAGTGGTTCATATGTTTACAGAGGTATTCTTCGCGCTCAGCTGGCTTTTCAATAGCAGTTTTCCTTGCATCACGAATTTCATTGAAGTTTTCCTCAATTCGTAATGGATTCGCCTGGTATAATCCAGTGTCATCCCAAAGATGCTCTTCTTCTGCATAATAAAGAAGGGCAAACATGCGGTCATCTTCGACAAAACCGTTAAATACCTTTCGGATGTACGCAAGTTCTTCCAACATGATTGATTTATCTTCAGCATAAGCGGTTGTAAGTTTGAAGCGTAATGGATTCTTTACGTTCAACTGCCCCGATCTCATTGCATTAATATTCTTATAGTCCTTAAATGCTCCAACTTCATCCGCAATAAAAGCACTTGGTCGAATCGAGTTATTTTTATTCGCTTCAGCTGTTCTTGCCTGGAAGAAACTATTGGTTAATTTACAAATAACTTTCCCGTTTAAAGTTATTGGAATAACAAAGTACTTACTTACTGCCGGACTCGCATTAATGATTTGCGACATTGCTTTCTTAACTTCACCAGCAAGCTCCCTATCCAAACAAATCGAGTAAAACTCTGAATAATCATCCTCTGTTAACATCAGAATGATGAGAATCAATGCACAAATAAACGTTTTAGCATTTTTCCTCGGTATAAATAAAGTTACATCACGATAACGATATTTCTTTGGATCATCTTTAAACCGCCATCCAAAAATATTAACAAGAAAAAAAGCCTGGAAATCTTCCAGACCTTTTAACACAGGTTTTCCAATCACTCCTAAACCAGTTGCAAAGTTTAGCAATGAAAGAATACCTTCAATTGTTTCAATAGCATCTTCATCAAAGTAGTAATCAAAATCATCACTATCTTGCTTTTTTAAATCTCGTAAAAACAAATGACATTGAATAATTACTTCTTTTGTAGTAATTTCTTTTCCAGATGTTACTCTTTCAGCATACCTAATGGCTTTTTCTAAAAGAATCACTTCTTACCACCAGATAATACTTTTAACAAAGGATCATCTTCCTTTGCTTTAACCTGGAAATTAATGTTTCCAAGTTTTGCCCTACTTTGTGGAGAGAGACTCAATTCATTACAACATCGGAAAAAGTCTTTTGTATATTTTTCTTTAGCCCGCATCAAATTGTTATCAAGTAGTTTTTCTATGTCTTTATTAATCTGCTTTTCAATTTGCTGCAGACGATCAATGGAAATAGCGAAAGTACCTAAAATGTAAATATCCAAGTTACCAAGAATCCCACTTGCTTGTAATTCCTCAACAACATAATTGAAAATTTTCTTCTGCCTAGCGTTTAAATGCTTCGGAGGGGAAATATTATCAGCTGCCCCTCTAAGCTTTTCCTCCGTCTGTTTTCGAACCTCTATCTCTTCTTTTGTTAGGTTTTTACTCATCGTTTTTACGCTTTTTGATGGCCTAACCATTTCCTCACCTCCTGTGAAATAGTAAAATCTTTTTTATACATCCTAAAAATTTTCATTTAGGGAATTTTTTTCGAGCCGATGTGGATACGTGGTGTTCCGTAGGTCAAAAAAATTCGACCATGTCCCCGGGGGGGATATTAAGCAACATTTTCCTGTTCTTTTACAATTTCCAACAATTCCTCACGACTAATCTCACCGCATTCAGCTAACTCATGATGATATTTACAAAGTGAAATAAGATAGTCATCATCCAATCGTTTATTCCAATCCTCTGCAATTGGTACGATATGATGGACCTCTATATTATGAAAGTTATATTTTAATTGAGTGTTATGCAGTTCTCTTATACATACTTGGCATAGATGTTTATCACGTTCCTTAATATGATTACGTTTCTTTTGCCATACCTTGGACCATCTGAACTTATCAATGTAGGTAGTCTTATAGTTAGTGCGTTTAGGTTTATGCGGACACTTATACTTACGATCATGAATACCACCACAATACTTACAACTCTTTAGCAACACTAATCACTCCATGAAAAAAAGCCATCCGGAATGGATAGCTCTATTATTCTTCTTCTAAATCATCTGGGTAAACAACTGTTTCAAATACTTCTCCAGTTGCTTCATCTTCAATAGAAATCGTAACTTTGTTTTTCTCAGGATCAACACCATCAAAAATTTGATATAGCATTCCACTTACTCCTAAGCTCATTGTTACAAATCCATCAAAACTGTTTTCAAATTCATCTCGATTTACAATTGTTCTAAACTCAGAGAATTTTTTGTTATGAGTAATATCTTTAACAGATGCAAAATCTTCACCGCTTATTATGTCTTCGATAGATGTTTTCATCTCAGTTTCTAATTCTGACAACATCTCTTTGTGCTTTGATTTTGACATCTTATAAGTAAGAGATCCATCTTCATTTTGTATTACTTCACTAATTCCATCAGCTTTTGCTTCAGCAATTACCTGGTCAATACTCTTTTCATCTTCATCTAATCCTAAAAATGAGGCAGGTAGAGTAATTTCTACACTTAGAAGGTTTTTATCTACTTCAATAGATTCATTGTCAGTTTCAGCATTTTTCTGTTCAGAATCAACTTTAGCTGGATCAATAGCTTCTTTTTTAGTTTCGTCCTGATTACATCCTGTTATTACTAACAAAAATAGCATTAAGACTATCGATATTTTTTTCATTATTAATTCCCCCTTTTTGAACATAAAACAATTGTCTACTAAATGGAAGAATTTCGCAATAAGTTATAGTTTTATATGCTATTACTATAATAGGAATTTTCAATAGTTTCAGCATGGTAATGGTAAGTTACCTAAATAGTACTTTATTTGGACAATACCTCATCAGCAAATTTAATCATTCTCATAACCTCAGCGTGTTTACTTTTGATGTAGTTATAACTATAGTTTAGTTCATTTGCAATTACTTCTAATGTTTTTCCTTCAACATACTTTTTATAAAGAATCTGGTTCTTTACACCTCTAAACTTTCTAATTAGCTTTTTTGCATCACATAGATCATTCATCTTATGCGCTAATTCATATTCAATATTAGATATATTTTCTTCTAAATTAGCAGCAATAGATTCACGTTGTAATTTAACTCCTTGTAAATCACCGGAAACCCATCTTTTTAATTCCCTTTTACTTCTCTCTAAATTAAATTCAAGAAATTCAATTTCTTCTATTAATTTTTGATAGTCAAGTAGCCATTCATACAATAATGGTCACCCCTTTTGAGTAAAATGCGTTACGTTCTGTTACATCTGTTACGCGCTCAAACCATTGGTACATAACGATTTGTTATCATTTTGAAAGTAAAACGTAACGCATTTGACCCCTATTTTTCTTTTATAAGATAACTTTTTTGTATATTTATATATAATATTTATATAAGAAAGTGATTTTATCTGTTACATCTGTTACACAACCTTCAAACACTTGATACAACTGGATTTCATACGTAACAGATATCTGTTATACGTAACGCATTTATCCGTTATTTTGCGCATTTTTAACTAAAATGGTCATTATTTTGACTAATTTCTTGACCAAAAAACGGTCAAGACCTTTTGACCAACCATTGATATAACTGCATTCATTTTTTCTATTTGACCAAAATTTGGTCAAGCGCGGAAATTTCATGGTAGATTTAATCGAAATGTGAATTAAAGCTGTTTCAATTCCAAACTTGTACTCGCTATTAAAATTGGTTTTCTAATCAATTGATAAAGTACAGCTTCAATATCATCTACTAATACTTCCTTGATGAATGGACTTCTCAAAGGCAACTCATCAACTGTTACAGGGAAAGGAATATCTAATTCCATTTCTTTAGCCATTTGAGTAATAACCTTTAATCTATTTCTATCTGCACAAACAATGTATAGCTTTTCTTCACTAGCTTTTTTAATTAATTCAGTAGTTTTTCCACAAACTCTCCTGCCACCAATCATCATATTTCTTTCACTCCTTCGCTCTTTCTGTCTACTCACTTACAAATATTCTTTTATTCTTTCCATCCACTCTTTGGACAACCGTTGCATATCCAAATAACTGTCGAATTTGTTTACTGAAGCTAATATTACTAACGGCTTGATATCCATTTTCCGAACAATAAAGCTTGTATTGCATATAAATGTCACCTACAACCCCACGTTCAAGCTCAACATCTTCGTTATTGATAAATGAAATGATAGGATTATTTTCTTCCTGGTATTTTTCAAGTTCTGCTTCAACAGCTTTAGATTTAGTAAATTGATGATTCTTTAGTAATCTTTTCAATGCATCCAAGGCAATATTTAACACATAATGCATAGATTCATCGGATAATAGTTTATCTGTAATAAACGGGTCAAAATCTTCATCATTTGTACTAAATTTCGCTTTAAATGGAACAATCTGCAATCTTCTTCCTAATCCGTCACTATAATCATTTATTCGCGGCATTTCGTTAGCACTAAATATTAGCTTTGCATAGTTAGTAAAATCAAAAGGGTCCTTACCCTTACGTTCAACGTTTAATGTTTCACCAGTAGATAGCTTTTTGAAAATAGAAGACTCTTTGATATATCCTTTTGAAATATCGTCACCGATGTTAACGAGTTTTCCAAATAGCTCAGCTGTCTTAAAACGTTGATCTAGTTCATTCAAATCGAGGGAAGCAACATTATCTGAACCAGCAAGTTTTCTTATGATTTTAAGAAAAGAGGATTTCCCATTTGATCCATCACCAGTAAGAATAAATGTTGCAGCAAACTCATTTCTTCTAAATAAAATGTATCCAAGAATCTCTTCCAAAATCGCACGGATTTTTTTGTCCTGGACTGATATTTTATTTAATGTTTTATCAGTCACTTCATAATAAGCATCCTTTATGTAAGCAACCGGTATTTTATTTCGTGTTATTATATCCGGTGAAAAATCTTCTAGTTGCCATGTCTCTAAGTTAAAAACACCATTCTTCACAACTACATATTTTGTGGGTGAAAATTGTTTTTCCTTTGCCTTCAGCTGAAGATACGCTAATGTTTCTTGGCGCTGCATACGTTTGAGATTGGGAATATGCTTAATCATTGAGCCTTCAATGTCTTCTTGGCTATCACTATAAACTCCATCTTGATAGATATGAAGCACGTTGACTATTTTACAAATATGATGTTCATTTATAAGGAAGTCTCCAAATTTTTCATGTTGAAATTGATTCTTTACAAAGAAGGATTCCTTCATGAATGCATCATCACGTAATATTATATTTAATTCCGATTCGGAAACAGGTTGTTCTAAAATATATTTATTAATGATAGAAATGGTTTCTTTAATATCATTCTTGGCCATTCCCTGGGACTGCATTTTTAAAATATAGGTGAACAACTTATCGTTACGTCCGTCACCCTCTTCAAGTTTGGCCAAGTTAGGATTTTTCTTTGAGTACGGATATAACCATATTGGCATTGGGTCATGGTCATTCACTTTACGAATCCATTTACGAGTTTTACCGTTTATCTTGAGTGGATCAACCGTGTTTTTCATACCTAGTTTGTAATCACAAAGGATTCCGATATTGGAAAACCACTTTATTTTATTTGAAGTTAAATCGTAACCTTTGAAGTAGAAATGCATGCCGTTATCAGTCTCGAGGACAGAACATTGAATGTCCTTGTCCTCAACGATTTCAAATAATGTTTCTGCTTCGTCTATATCATCAACATCCACCATGATGTAATCCTCATCTAAAACTCCAACAAATGACTCGTATTTTCTAGCAGTATGATAGGATAATAGCTTATCGGAATCTTTAAATTTGGTTGCTGCATGTTTTCCCGTACCTTTTAAATAGCCCTTATAGATTGTAATCACCTACTTTCGTGCAAAGGGAAATTTTATTCTTGCAAAAGTACTTGCTCAGCCATTCTCACGCAACATGCTGCTGTTTCTATCAATTCACGATAAACTGAGTCCATATCGTTTTCCTGTAACGCTTCAGCTACTTCCCCTGCTTCTTCCATAATGGTAATGAAGCGCATCTGTAAATTTAATTCATTCGGATGTTTTATATTTTGCCTTTCACATTCCTTATTGATATCCGTTAATATTTTGGTTCTTGGAGTTTCGTTTTCATTTTCGTATCCCATAGTCACTCATCTATCTCCATTCTCTTTTTCTCCAAATCCCTTGCAGCCTTTACTGTTTCATCAAATATTTGAATGAGTCTATAACCATCTTCTTCAGGTAATTTTTTTGAAAGAGCATATACCTCTTTTCTCCGTTGTACGATTGTGTTGGAATAAGGAAAAAGTATAAATCCTTTTCTCAAAGCTTCGAACATTTCGATTCACCCCAATCCCATTTGTTTTGCAGCAGATTGAACAGCCATGTACATCGCTTGATTATCCGTAAAATCTTGTTTTTTCAATGCATCATAGTTAGATTTGGAAAGCTTAGCGAATACTGGAACCATTGTTAATAGTCCAGGTAGCACCTTGTTAATTTCGTCTCTCATCATTTCTAATTCAATCTGAGACATGCCGTTGAATTTGTTCATCCATTATTCCTCCCCTAAAAAAGCATTGATTCGTTCCACCGCTAAATCCCAATACCACCAGTAATCTAATTTACTTGGTATATCCATATTGGTTATGTCATCATTCAGGATAAAGCATCTATCAGGTGTATAAGATATTTTTTCGGCAGAACCGTTTTTAACTCTTTTTAACTCATGGTCATTCTTGTCCACACTTGCAAAAAGACGAAACACCTTTTCTTGCATTCTTCTTCGGCCATAAACGGCATAATCATATTTGCTACTGATTTTTACAATCTTTTGAAACTTAATAAGTTCCTTACAACTAAAAATTGTTTCTTCTGGATCAATGCCTTTTACAAACCAATTAACAATTGCTTCATTTACGATTGGTAAATCATTATCAAGTGGTTTTAGCTTTTTAACATACGCACCTTTTGATTTGTACTTACCTTCAGCATCTACCAAAATATAATTGTTCACATCTTTTTGAATAACTTTGACAAACTCTTCAAACTCAAGTTCCATCCTTGTACGTTGTTCCCATTCATAACAAATGTCATCGATTAAACGGTAATCATCATAATTCCTTAACTTAACGAGGATACCGTCAGTATTGGATTGAATAACTTCACAATGTGGCTCTAGCTTTTCTATTAAATCGAGTAATAACGTCATACCACCAATACATACATTATTGGCTTGCCTTGGATCATAAAGACCGTTGTATTTATCTTTCATTGCCCCATATGTACCGTTGATTACGATTTTTAGTGGCGCTTCACGTTTGTCTTTAGCTGCCTTATATTCCAATCGTCTATCACGTATTTCACGGAATTTCTTAGGGTCCTTTACGTTGCGTGAAAGATAATCGTATTCAATCATTAATGCTGGGTAATACGATGCAACATCGATATTTACAAAATGGCCGGTACCAATATAGTTATTCCTAGCTCCATGTAAACCACCCCAGGCAAATATGTGGGGAACACCTGCAACATCGATTTCAAGAACCTTGCTATAGTCTTTGTTTTCCATATAGAAGTTTAATACTTCGGTATATTTGTTGATTCGTAATGTTGATGGAAATGAAAAATCAAATTCGTCATTTCTTGGTACATTTGGTTGTTTTGCATCCAGGATAACTGCACTCAATTGAGCCTTTGTTTTTGAGATATTCCGCAAAGGAAGATTAAACATTTTCAGTAATTCAAGTTGTGATTCATATTCAGATATTGTTTCCGTAAAGATATGGATTGTTTCATGAACATCATGACGGCAATACTTAATGACATCTACAATTTCTTTCTCTGTTAATGGTCTATCCGTATCAAAGGAGACAGAAGTCTCCCTTATGTCATGTCCTTGAAAACCTTCAAGTTGCTTTAAGGACCTGAATTTGTTTGTCATTACGTCGAAATTAAGGAGTTGTATCTTCCAAAAGTCTTTATAAAATTTCCAACCTGGTTCATGTTTCTTGATGATCCACTCATTTATCTCTTGCGGACTAAATCCACAAACGATAGCCTTCAAAATATATTGATCGTAATGTCTCGAGTTGTAACCTATCCAAATATCTTTCTTACGTTTGTTATAGAATTCAATTAAAGCCGTTTCATTATTTACAAAAACGTGTTCCGATTGACTTGCAGCATCCACGATTACTACTAACCAATCATGGGAAAAAACTTCAAAATCGTAAAAGAGCAAAATATTTCACTCCTTAAAACCATTCATTTTCTTGATTTTCCACATTAACTTCCGTCGCTCTTAATATGGCCAGTTGGCTAACTAGCTCACGTCTGGATTTCCCTGCAGTATCGTAATAACCTAATCGGTGTAATTGCTCTATGATGTGGTTCATCATGATATCCTGCTTGGCTTCAAATGCTCTCATGAATTCACATCCTTATCTAATAAACATTTTAGTCGAACTATTCGTTATGATAGCGACCTAATTATTAAAAGTATTATTAAGGTTAAAGCTAACCCTAAATAAACGAGTTTTCTTTTCTTTACTAGAAAGTTCCATAAGTTTTCAACTGCTTTTTGGGTTAACTCCAATATCCAATCGAAAAAAATTACCATTACATCAGCAGCCTTTCTATGTCACTCTTTGTGTCTACTAGTCACCTCTTATGTTGATTCGGATGCTGTAACTGGTACCTACGACCATCTACTTCAATAACAGTAGGAACACCATTTTTCATCTTTATAACTGTAACTATTTTTTCTTCTTTCACGCCGTTCACTCCCAAAATAAAAGGGAGCCGCTAAGCCCCCCTTATTCAGTTATTCAACTTCAAAGATTTCAACAATCTTAAACTGATCAAATCCGCCCTTATCAGTAGTTTTGTCTAATAGATACTCAAATTGCCCATCAATCTCTTCATGAATATCCAGGACAAGATCCGCATAATCAGCAAACCCGGTAAACTTAACTTCATCCTTTTCGCAATCCCACAATGCACGCAACATTTCATTGTTTTGGTGAACCTGAATTCCAAATGCTTTATCATTTTGTGGCTGCATGACTTTGTTATAGAAAATGCGTTGCCCCTCATATTCACCATCAACAATTTTGAACCAAATAGTTAACATTGGGTCACCTTTTTTGGATTCAGTTAGCTCCATTTTTTCAACTTCTACCTCATACTGCCCATCTGGAAGTGGTTCAAAATCACCGAACCCACCGTTTTCTTCAACTTCCTTCACATCATTTTCTAAAGCTTCTAAATCTACTTGTTTATCAAACTTGCTCCAATCAAATTTCTTTTCTGCCATTATTCATCGTCCTCCTCAGTTACATTTGCATTTACTGTCCCATCATCATTAACACTGTACTCAATGCCTTTATGGTCTGATTTAGGTTCTTCCTTCTTAGTTGGAGCATTCTCCATAATTTCCTTTGGTGTGTCATAGCTGAACTTTAAATCAACCAAGAAGTAGGTGCCGTATTTATTGTGCTTTTCACTAATTTGAAATGATGTTAAATAGATATCTTCCTTTGCTTCAGCAACTAATTCTTCCGCTTCATCACGAGTATCAGCGTAGTGCTGCTCTTTTGCATTAAGTTCTTTAACTGCCATTTTACATTCCTCCAATTTAGATTTTTATATTGTGTTTCCTAATAAACTGATTTGTAGTTATATAAACAGGTATCGCTCTTCCATTTTTCCAATTCACTCTAACTGAGCGAAATGAATATGGCCTATTTGCATATTGGAGGGATCCGGATTGGTAATCCCTTTCCCTCCGAATTTCTCGTAATCTCCTATATCGTTTTCTACGATATCTATTTATCAATCACGGGTCCTGCGTGTTCTACGAGTACGTTTTGGTGTTTCCTCTTCTTCCGCAAGAGCATCTTCACCAGGTGGTGTATCATCCTCAACTGGCTTACGCTCTCTTCGCTGACGACGAGGTTTTTCTTCCTTTTGCTCAGATTCATCTTCGGTCTTACGGGAGCGACGCTCACGCTTTGGTTTTTCCTCATCTACCGATTGTTCTTCCGTATCCACCTTTTCAGTTTTCGAAGAATCTTCACTGTTTCGTCTAGTTCTTCGACGCTCATTAGGGGTATTCGATTCTTCAGTTTTATCAGCATTTTCATTAGATCGACTGGGCTCGTCCTTATTTTCTTCACTTTTAGGCTTGTTCTTTGAAGCATGAAGGTTTTTATTAGCCTCATCGTATACATCAAATAATTGGTCGACATCTAATTCAATTTCAGATACTGGTAGATTTGGTAACCTCCCACCACTAAAGACATAATCTTTAGATTTAAACACTATTCGACGGTCATCATCGTCCGCTACAACCCGACCGACAATATCAACCATTCCAGCAATTTTTAATGCGGCTTTTTCTTGTAAGTTAGGTTTAATAGCCGTTATTTTATCCCCTGACTTTTTAGTAACATCTTTTGTAGTATCCTCGTGTGAGATTAGAATAATATTTTCATAATCCAAATGAACAACACGTTTCATTGTGCTCAAATATTCAGTTCGGACCATGTCCCATGCTTTGAAGCTATTATCAGCTTCGTGCTCAATCCCAAGTTTTTCATACATGTATAGGCGGCACGCTTCGAATGTGTCTTCTAATAAGTCCACAATGACGGTTTTGAATTCATTATTTTTCTTTTCCAATTCGAAGAGGGCATCTTTAAATATGTCCCAAGCTAATTTTGTGTTAGTCACACGGCCAGTAGAAGTGACTTCATTCGCTATTCTGAGATATGGAGCATCAACAAAACGAATGTTTCCATCAGTATTTAACATTATTGGATTTGGAAAACCATTCGCAAATGTGGTTTTTCCTGTAAACGGCGCACCATATAACCAAATGACCCGTTTTGTAACTTTCTCAACGTTTCTTCGTTGGGCACTAGGTAATTGCATAATCATATCTCCTTTGTAATCAGTTATTATTTCTAAATAATCAGGCGCGAATCTAGGAATGCAGCTAAAACAATTCCCACTATTATTTCTTTTTGAAAAATCCGTTGTCTTTTCAATTTTTCGAGTGTTGTTCAAGAAATAAACACTTTCCATTTCTTTAAATTCAATAGGTACAAAAGTAAGATTTGATTCTTCAACTGCTTGTACAAGTCGTTTACGAAAATGGAATAAATCTTCATCCTTTTTCTGCTTTATGCTTGTCTTTGGGACAAACAGATAAGCCAATCTTTTTACTTTAAAACCATCTTGCTCCAAACGATCTTTATAGATGTGCAGCTGCCCACTATCCATGTAATTTTTTATATGGTTACTATATTTAAAGTCCATGACCATAGATGTGCCATCAGGGGCAGTAATAATCAAATCCACATAGCCAATGAAATCGTCATGATCTATTTTGTATTCATGGATAAACTCACAATCTGAAAACTGCTCTAGGAACTCTTTCACTTTCGGAATTAAGATTTCCAGTTTCATAGATTCTTCAATGATCGCATCCGTAAGTACAGGAAACTCATTAAAATAATCTTGGATAGCTGTGGTAACATCATGCTCAACACCTGAATGTAATGCTCGACCAATGATTAATGGATTGTCTGCATCAAACTTAGGTATCTCTGTTAAGCGTTGGTTGTACCGTAAATCATAGTGATAATGACAATCGTTAAAGAGTGAGACTCTTGAATAAGAATATTGAGTCATGTTTTCATCACTTCCAGTAACTTGGCGTTCGATTCATATACCTGTTTTAGATGGCTTTTAAGGTCACTGATAGCCTTTTTATCTATTAATAACTCATTGCTTTGGATAAACTGCAAAGCGGACAAAATGTCCTTAGAATAGCCTTTAAAACGCCACTTGCGAATAGTTTCTTTACTGATGGGATTGAAAACTTCTTCGTATCTTTCTACAACGACATTCATGCTGTCATATTCTTTAACGCGTACATTATCGATAGTGATTAAGACTTTCTTTTCGTTCTTCTCAGCCATTAAAACCACCTCTCTTTCCAAGACTCAAAATCTTTTGGCCGCAATATATAAGCCTCACCGCCTGAATCTTTTATTTTTCGAATGTTATAGAGTTGTAGTTTACTAGCAACTCCAACATCTGTTTTTAATTCAATTCCGTGAAAGGTACCATCAATGCACGCTAATATGTCCGGAACGCCTTCTTTGGTGTATTGGGACCCTGCCCAATATTTGATATGCCATACATCCTGGTCTTTCAGGAATTTAATGACCTTCTTTTGAAAAGCTGATTCTTTCATTCCTCAATCACTTGCCATTCGATTTCTTCATTGTTCATAAATTCTTCCAGTGCATCGAGCTGTGATTCTGTTCCGATTACCTTATACATTTCAGTAAATGTTTTTTCATCTATTGCCTCGTCAGGTACAGTAACATTATCTTCGTGATTCGTTTCTACATTCGTAGCTTCTACATATGAAAGAAGTCTTTCAACTTCTTTTTCAGCATCTTGTTCAATCTGTTCCTTAATGTTTGGAACTTCCGCACCATAATCCAGTAAACTTACATATGCCGATTCTGGAAGATTAACTTTGAATTTTGTATTAATTAATTGAACATGAGATTTTATTATTTCTTGATCTGCATCTTCTTTATCTTGTTTGATTCCAAGATGTTCAGCTTTAGCAGTAAGCTCTTCTTTGATGGATTTTATTGTTTTACTTTTATTGAAATATTCCTCAGTAATAGTCAATTGAGCAGAGTACTTTTCATTAAGACCTTCCTTATCAAGTAATTCGTCTATCACATCTTGAATTTGCTTACGCTTTTGTTCTTTACGGTCGTCTTCAAATTGATCATGCTGCTCTTTCAATGGAGCAATCACGGAATCAAACTTCTTATTCAATTCCTTGCATTTATTTTCGAATTCCGTTACAGAAGCAGTGAGCTGTTTCTTAGTTTCCTTACGATAGGTATCAAGTGCCTTTTTACCCTTGTTTAATTCAGCAATTGTTTTCTTGCATTCAGCCACATCTTTTTCGGTGAATGTAAGACCTTCATACTTTTTCAAACTGTCATCCAAAATTGCAGATAGTTCATAAAAATTAAATTCCACTATTGCAGGTGTTAACGTAATTGTTTTAACTTGTAAATTGTTCATCTTTTTCCTCCTCTTCAAATAACGCATCTGTATAATCTTTACGTTCATCAAGTACTGCTTTCATACGCCATTCAATGGACCCAGCAGTTAACAGATAGTAGTAAAAACATGGTCTATCTTGACCAATACGATGGATCCGTTTCTTACTCTGTTCAAACAACTCACTTTTATCGGTGAGAGTAAAATAAACAATTTTATTGGCCTTCTGCAGATTCAGACCCATTGCACCGGCTTGATATTGAATCAACGTGACGCTATTTCCATGGTCCTCGTATGCAGATAAATCTTTTAAATCTCCATTTACAGTGGCAATCGGTCTATCGATCATGTCAACCAGTGCCGCGTATTCTTTTTTAAAGTTGTAAAAAATTATTACTCTATCGTTTGTACTATCAATTAGATCCTTCACATACTGAAGCTTATTTTGGTTATAGACTCCGGCTAGCTGACGTAAATACAATTTCTTAGTAGTTGCCGTATCTCCAACAAGAAGCTCGTCACCAATTTCGATAATGTGGTCCTTTTTAAACTGAACGTACTCTTTGGTACTTCGTATTTTGACAATCTGATCATTAACTTTCGGAAGGTCAAATACTTCTTCAGTTTTCATAAATACCGCACCATGTTTGCGTAATTTAGCTTTGAGCCTTTCGACATTTTTATAACCCACAATGTCATATGATTGATTACGATCGTTCCATTCCTGGACGACGAACTGTTTCATGAACAGTTTTTTATTAATCTTCCAACCTAGCAAATGAAGCTGACTCCATAATTCCTCATACTTCCCACCAGTTGGAGTTCCAGATAGTAAAATTACATTATCGGCTCTTAGTTTTAATATGAATTTGCTACGATTGGAAGACTCATTTTTGATCATGCTGCTTTCATCCAACATGAGTGTAAAATCTTTTAATTTATGTAATTCAGGTCTTCTCCAAACCTTGTCATAGTTGATGATTAATACACTTTCAAGTGGAATGTTTTCTATACGTTGCTTGTCATAAACAATCACGTTATAGTCGTAGTGCTGTTCAAAATGCTCTTTCCAATCTTCTATTTTTGACTTCTGACAGATTACTAGATTGAATGGTGTATTTAGTTCCCACATCTTCTCAGATCCTACAAATGTCTTCCCTAGCCCCATATCGAGATAGTAGGCAACACGATTATTTTTGTAGGTTTCATTCAATACTCTTTCTTGGTGTGGGAAAAGTTTCATTTACATCACCAATTTTCGTGCTATAATGTGCTTGAAAATATTTTTTATTGGCCACTTTGCAGAGTGGTCTTTTTTTATTTCCATCTGATTACAAAATAATGAACATCATACTCACTAATTAAACCTAATCTTTTTTCAGTTTCGAACTCACATTTATACCCAGCTGCCTGTAGATATTTCTGAATAACTTTTAAGGATCTAACTTCATCTTGTGAATGAATCTTCCTTCTATAACCTGTGTAACCCTTTAATGCTGAATCCTCAATTGATTGAAGAACCTTTTTGAACAAAGGACCTTCCAAAACTTCCTTTTCAAATTTCTTCTTACCTTCTTCTGATAACTCCATCATTTCATTTGGAGTTTGTATTTTAACTAACATTAGTTATCACCTCCTTGATATTTATCAACCATGTACCCGACTGTGACGATTTCTCGTAAGTTCGTTGAATGTTTTATATGATTAAGCTTTGTGTGTAAATCTCCATCCACTACACATTTCAAAAGCTCTTTGCTGATTGACATTTATATCACCTCCTTTAAAGCGACAAATTAAACTATTAAATAACTATTTCGACCTATTTCAACTACATTTTTTGCATCTAACTGTAAAAAAAATAAGTAAGGATTACTTCTATTTGTGTATCGTGATGTTCCCCATAGTTAAATTAATAAGCTTTACTTCCTTTCCATATTTTCTTGACAATACCGTTTCGAATATGGGCACAAGCTTTCGAAGTTTTTCCTCAGTTATTTCAATCTTCATGATGTTCACCTCTATAAACCATATGCTGATTCATTATGAGGACTGCTCTATAACTTCAATATTTTTTAACATTTCAATCCGTTCAGCAATTTTCCTTTGAACATGTACGATTTTTTCGTACTTAGGACCAAAAAAAATTTCCTCGTACGTCACATTGAATAAATACATGTACTTTTTTATCAGATCATCCGGTAGACTGCTAGAATCCTGCTCATACAACCATAACGTTTTAGGGGAAACATGAAGTATTTCTTTGGCGAACTTTGCTTGGTTGTATCCGGTACTCTCTCTCAGTTCTCCTATGGTCCATTGTTTGAAAATCATTACCATCGCCTCCTTATGTTTCCAATAATATTACTAAATTCATGTAAATTCAATAAGAAAATACGAAAATATCATACTAAATTAATTCTTTACGAATTTTTCGTAATGTGTTATTGTGTAATAGTGAGGGAAAAAATATTAAAAGGCGGTGATTTAATGATTGAAGAGCTAGATCAAATAGTCGAGGAGCAAAAAAAAGTAATTGTACAGAACATCAAAAAATATCTTAAGCTTAATAATCTGACCCAATCAGATCTCGCAGAAAAAATTGATATAGCAAAAAGTACTATGAGCGATTACATGAATTATAGAGCGAAGCCGAGCTCAGGTGTCTTAGAAAAGATGGCTATGGTTTTTGGGGTAACTAAAGCTGATATTGATACAACTTATAAAAACAAAGTAGTAGACATTGTAAATGGACAGTTAGAATATGTTTCCAAAGAAACTAACATGTTTAGAGCAGTTGAGGAAACTAAAGGTTCATATCAAGATTCACAAAAACCTTTAAAATTAAAGAAAAGTAAAATTCCTATTCTCGGCAGCATAGCAGCTGGACAACCAATTGAAGCAGTTGAAGATATAGTGGATGAAATTTATCCGGCGTACGATGTTAAAAATTATCAAGATGTTTTCGGATTAGTTGTTCGTGGTGAAAGTATGAACAAAATTGCACCTAATGGACACTATGCAATTTTAAGAAAACAAGAAGAAGTGGAAAATGGAGAAATAGCAGCTGTAATTGTGAATGGAAGTTACGCCACATTAAAGAAAGTTTATAAATTTACAGACTTAATAGTATTAGAACCCTGTTCTTTTGATGAAACAATTATCGATCAAAAATATACAAAAGAAAATTGTGATGACATCAAAATAATAGGTAAATTTTTATACAGTGTAAGTCCAATGATTAACTAAATAGGCGGTGGAACAGTGTTTGATGTCGGCAGATGCCGACTGAATGAAATCTTACAAAAGAAAAAGATGACCCAAGTTGACTTAGCTTTTAAAGTAGGAATGAAAAAACAGCAAATAAACGCTTATGCTAACAATGAAACAATCATGTCATATCGTACAGCGAAGAATATATCATATCATCTAGATGTTAAAATGGAAGATTTATATGATTTCATTCGGTCGGAAGAACAGTGAGTTTATCTCACTGGGCACGACAGTCAAGTACTTACTTTACTCCGAACTACATAACTTCAATTTTCACTTCACATACTTCTCATACATATTTCCACATCATTGTTTAATAACTTTTATTGAGGTGAGAGAATGAATACTGTTATATATATTCGTGTGTCAACAGAAGAACAAGCTAAACATGGATATTCCATTGCTGCTCAAAAGGAAAAGCTAGAAGCATTTTGTGTATCACAAGGTTGGAAAATTTCTAATACTTATATCGATGATGGATTTTCAGCTAAAGATTTGAATAGACCAAAATTTAATATGATGTTAGATGAAATTAAGAAAGGAAATGTAGACGTCTTGTTAGTTTATCGTTTAGACAGACTCACAAGATCTGTTTTAGATTTATACACTATTTTAAAAGTATTAGATGAACATAATTGTAGCTTTAAAAGTGCAACAGAAGTATACGATACTACTAATGCAATGGGTCGTTTGTTTATTACCCTTGTTGCTGCCATCGCACAATGGGAGCGCGAAAATACTGCTGAACGAGTAAGACTAGGTATGGAGAAAAAGACAAAATTAGGTATTTGGAAAGGCGGTACTGCTCCATATGGTTATAAAGTTGTAAATAAGGAGCTTGTTGTTAATCCAGATGAAGTAGATTTAGTTAAAACGATATTCTCACTTTCTCGTACCTATGGGTTCTTAACTGTCGCAAAGAAGTTAAATACAATGAATTTTGACACACGAAAAGGAGGGGACTGGCATGTTGATTCTGTTAGAACGGTGGCCAATAATCCAGTTTACGCAGGATATTTAACATTTAACGAAAGTCCTAAAACATATAGAAAACCTGCATCTGAGCAAACTTTATACGAAGCAGTTCACGAGAGAATTATTTCAAGGGAAGAGTTTTGGGAACTGCAAGACATATTAGAGAAAAGAAGAATGCATGGTGGTAAAAACCAAACCAGCAATTATTATTTTTCAACAATATTAAAATGCGGCAGATGCGGTTCTTCTTTGTCTGGACATAAAGGTGGTAGAGGTGAAAAAACATATAGATGTTCAGGGAAAAAGTCAGGTAAAAATTGTACTAGTCATATCATAAAAGAAGACACTTTGGTAAAAAAAATTTTTAGTGTTTTTGATGATCTAGTTGGAGATTTCATTGGATCATCCAACGTATCTGATTATTCGTTTGAAAAGATATCCGAATTAGAAAATGAATTGAAATCAATACAGAAACTGCTAGAAAAACAAAAAACATTGTATAAGCATGACATAATAGACATTGATGAGTTGATTAAGGAGACTGAAACCTTACGAGAGCGCGAAAAGGAAATCACTCAGGAATTGAAAACTATTAAAAATAGCAACAAGCACAACAAAGAAGAAATTGAAACTATCGTTGAGAATATTGATTCATTATGGACACATGCAAATGATTACGAAAGAAAACAAATAATGACGACCTTGTTTAATCAAATTGTAATTGATACTGAAAATGAGTACCAGCGAGGTACTGGAGTCCCAAGGGAGATAATAATCGTATCAGCCAAATAA